CCGGGCTCCTTGCCCGGCGGCACTTAATTCGAGTTGTTCACTCGATGGCCTCGCGTTGGAACGCGATGACGTCCCGTAAGGGAGTCAAAAGTACCTAATAAAACGGTACTAACCAGGGTGTCCATCCCCTCGGATGGAAGTGTGCTACAACCTATCGGATCTTGACATGGCCACGACCAACACTTGGCAGAATGATATCTACAACTATCGATCCTACTATCCAGGAGGATCTTTGGCGGTAGACGTTCAGCAAAGTTGGGCTGCGGCTTTTGTGTCAGATTCGAAGCCTGACCGATCTCGCGATCGGAAAGCGACAGGTTGGTTGTACCCTAAAGCATACGATCGAGTTGTCCAGTTCGATATGGCCCCTCGCGGGGACTTATCGTTTAAGGAAGCAGGCTATACCGTTCGTGAGAATGGTACGTTTGCACCCTATGGACTGTTGAGCGCTAAGAACTACTTGAGGGAGTACGACTTGAATCTCGTTAATCGAGCTCTCGTCGCTGCTCTTCTCAATGTTAAAGATCAAAGCGTCAACCTGGGAACCGCTTGGGCTGAAAAGACCAAAACAGCAAATGGTATTGCTGATGCGGCTACCAGACTCGCTAAGGCCTATCAGTACGCTAAGAAGAAACAATTTAAGCGCGCTGCAAACGCCTTAGGCGCGACTCCGAAAGGAACCGTCTCGAACTGGCTTGAACTCCAGTACGGATGGCTTCCCCTTCTGGGTGATATATACGGTGCGGCCGAGGCGCTGTCAAAGCGTCGTCGGCCGGACTGGCTAATCACAGGGAAAGGAGTCGTTAAGGACACGTATGACATCAACGTCATGCGGAACACTGACGTCCACCGGGGGCGCTGTGTGGGGACCGGATTCGAAGGAGCATTCGTTAGATTGGATTACATCCCAACTAACGCGTTCTTCCACAATCTGTCATCCCTGGGTGTTGTTAATCCCTTGGCTGTTGCCTGGGAAGTTGTGCCTTATTCCTTCCTTGTTGACTGGGTGATGCCAATCGGTGATTGGCTGAATTCACTCGACGCAACGGTAGGATTGGAGTTTCTATCAGGAAGCTCCACACAACGGCAAGAGGTGAAGGTAAAAGAGCAGTCCGAACCGACAAACGGGAACGGTCGTACTTTGATATCAGCCAATTTCTCGGCTGCATCTAGGTATCTCCGTGTTTCCCGTTCTGTCTATTGGGCCACTCCTATACCGCTTCCACCTCCGCCACAAAACCCGTTCGAAAAGAATGCGCTAACAAGAATGGCTAATGCTTTGAGCCTTCTTGCTATGGCGTTCCGGTGACCCCTCACAGGCAATTCCGCCCGTGAGAATTCCGTGGATTGGTCTCCCACTTCTCGTTACCAAATAGGTACAATCATGCCGCAAATCACGGCTATCGCCATCAATGATGGCAAGGCGACGCCTGCAACTCACACGTTCAGCCCCGTTACCTCGAACGGCCAGAAGGGTCAGCTCGCAAATCGTTCCGCGAGCTTCCCGGCTGCCTTCGAGACTATGGAGCTGGAAGTGGTGAAGCCTGCAACGCCGACTGGTGCGTATCGGATTACCGGTAAGCTCCAGCTGCCCGTTACCGCGCTCGTGAACGGCGTGGATCAGGTCGTCCGCTTTATTAAGGCGGATGTCACGATTCACGCTAGCCAAGAGTCGACGGCTGCGGAGCGTAAGGACGCCTGCGCCCTGCTGTCTAACATGTTCGCTAACGCGACTGTGAAGACGGTGGTTGAGAACCTGGAGCCGCTGTACTAACCGTGCAGCAGCTCTTCGTCATCAACCAGGGCGAAGGGTCCCGAAGCTCTATGACTGTCCTTCTAGGACGCATAACCATTGGTATCTTACTATGGATCGCAATAAGCCTCGCCACTCTGGGCGGGTTAACAGTGCTGTATCTTTTGACCTCAACCTCTTCGCTCGAAAGCTCGTTAGAGCTCTCGACCCGAAAGGTATCTCCGGCATCGCCGGGCCACCAGAACTACCCAGTGGAGGAAGCATCTCCCTCGACTGGCTATCCTGTGGCCCCGATATATTCGGAGTAAACTACCTCGTGTCCAGTATCTTTTCCAAGTACGATGATGGGAAACCATCGGAGGAAAAGAGGGTACGGACATGGGAGAAGTTCATGCAGGCCGAAAGAGAGTGCCAAATGACCAATTGGAGGGTCCAGGACCGTGTTTTAAGCTATACTTCTAGCTTAAACGTCCACAGCGTTCTTCACGTTGCGGAACGGAAAATTCACGAAGTCCTTGGATCCTTCTGTTGGCATGAGGCACTCGATGGGATGGGCTGGGGTCCAGGGGCGACGTTCAGTCGCCCCCGCCGCAAATCCGACGCCATCTACAAATTTGACGGCAATGTCGTCACCACTGTAGGCAACTCGGGGATTGCAGCCTGGGTAATTAACCAGACTCCCCTCTGGCAAGAGGGCCTCCTTTCGGAGGAATCTTCCTGGACTTATGTCCCTGGAAACCGAGTATGTACTGTTCCGAAGAACTACAAGACTGACAGAACCATTGCCATCGAGCCTGACATGAACATTTACGTTCAGAAAGGGATCGGTGCAATGATTCGTCAGCGCTTGAGGCGTATCGGTATAGATCTCAATAGTCAACAAGAAAATCAGAATATGGCCTTTTTAGGGTCGTACTTTGACAACTTAGCGACTGTTGATCTATCAATGGCGAGCGACACTATCTCTCTCGAGATAGTGCGTCAACTGATACCCTCCGATTGGCTCCAGGCCCTTGAGCAGGCTAGGAGTCCGTACGGTAGGCTTCCTTCTGGTGTTTGGTTAGAATACCAGAAGTTCAGCTCGATGGGGAATGGCTACACGTTCGAATTAGAGACCCTGATTTTTTGGGGAATCTGCTCGGCCGTGATCCATCTCCTCGATCTGAAGGACCGTCGTTTGGCTGTTTATGGCGATGATATCGTCATCAGCAAAGAGGCAGTACCGTTCCTACTCGAATGTCTTGAGTGGTGCGGTTTCAAGGCGAATACTGATAAAACATATTCGTCCGGCCCTTTCAGAGAGAGTTGCGGTAAGCATTTCTTCTCTGGCAACGACGTGACACCGTTCTACGTCCGTAGACCCGTTGCTAAATTAACGGATCTCTTCTTATTGCACAACAATCTTTACCGTTGGGCAGCAAGAAATCACTGGAACGCATGCTGGTCCCGCGAAGATATGAAATCTCTTCTTCGTTGGATCAGATCCCATGCGCCTAGTGATTGGCGTAGGCCGCGTCTACCTGATGGTTACGGCGATGGTGCCTTTATCGGCACCTTCGACGAGTGCATCCCTAAGAAACCTTCCGGAAGGAAGAAGACTTGGGACGGTTGGGAAGTTGAAGTGATCCACGAAAGCGCCCGGTCATACGAAAGTATGGCTTTAGGTCGTTTTCTAAAGTCGCTACACTTCCTTGAAACTCGCTCCGACGTCTCACGACGTTGGTGTCCCGATACCATTGAGTGGACCGGGGGTTTATCGCTAAACCCGCGGGCGGTGATCCGAAAGATCATCGTTCAACAGTACGCCGGGGTTGATCCCTGCCTCACGGCAGGTTAACCTCCTTTCCCCGACTTCG